GCTTGTGGTTTACTATGCCGTAGGTGCCGACAATGTAGGGCTTAGGTGCTGACGGCACTATTTGTTTTTATCTTTCATGCCGTTGCTGGCAACTATGCCTGCCAATGTGCCTGACAGAAACGTGACAATCGTTGCCATAAGGCTGATGAACTCTTTGTCATTCGGCGCTTGTTCCATCGGTTGCGACACAAATAGCAGGCCGTACACAAAACCAATCACAACGACGCTAAACACGACGCCGAGTAGTACGCCGACGGTTGCGACCATGCGTGCGTGTAGTTGTTCGGCTGTGTAGCGCTCTTTCATTTCAGCACCGATCTACTGGTGTGCAATACGTTGGTCGAGTGCTTGGTTTGCTGTTGTTGCTGCGTGTTGTTTCGCAGGCTGTCAAGGTAAGTAGCGCCACGATTGCCACCCATTTCATTACGCCTCTAAGGGTTCGGGGTCGGGTGGTGCTATGAACTCGTCTAAATCTGCGTCGTATGTGTCGCCTATGCCTGCGTATTTGCCTCGAATGTTGCTGTGGTAGGAGGTTTGTTTCCATGTTCCGCCGATTAGACCTGACAAAAAGCCGACGCCTAGCGCTTCTACTTCGTTGCCGTTTTCGTCTGTGATGAAGTCGTTAGCAAGAACAACGACCTGCGTGACAATGTTGTTTGCGTCTAGTTGTGCGAAATGTGCCATTTTTAGACCAGCCTTAAAACGCCTGTGGAAGTGAATGTCCAGACTGTGTACGAGCCGCTTGTTGCGCTTGTTCCGTTTGTTGCTGTAATAGTTAGCCCTGACGCAGCTGCCGTTAGGTAGCGAATGATGACTACGCCGCTACCGCCGTTGCCTGCAGTCACTCCGTCATCGGTTCCTCCGCCTCCGCCGCCTGTGTTTGCTGTACCATTTCCGCCGGGCCCGCCAGGGCCGCCGCCGTTGCCGCCGCCGCCAGCACCTCCAGCACCGCTACGAGCACCACCGCCACCACCTGATCGAGTGACTCCTGTTCCAGTGATGTCGTTAGATGTTCCAGCACCGCCAGCCGTGCTACTGCCGCCACCTGTTGCTCCGTTGGCAGTAGCGCCCGTACCGCCAGCGCCACCAGTTCCGCCGCTGCCATTGACGCCGCCGTCGGAGTTAATGTCAAAAAAACGGCTACCTGTTCCAGGGTTTTGTGCGCCGCCAGCACCTGAGCCGCCAGCGCCAACGATAACTCCGAGCGTTCCTTTGCTTGTTAGTTTTTGTGTTGTGCGATGCTGACCGCCGCCACCGCCACCGCCACGAAAACCGCCACCATTACCGCCTGAGCCGCCTCCGCCTACTGTGAGGGCTTCTACTTCTAGGACTACTGGAGCGCCTGCTAGAAAAAATGTGAAGGTTGACGCCGACAATGCAACTAACGTGCCGCCTCCATACTGCGCCAATGCAAGTGACCCCGATGTGTTAACAGTTGCTGTGCCAGCCGTAATCGTGCAAGTACCTGCACCTTTGTTGGCAATAAAAATTGTGTCGCCAGTAGTAAAAATGCCTGTGTTAACCGTAATTGTGGTTGCGCCTGCAGCGTTCATAATTACGCGCTTACCTGCGTCACCAACGACCAACGTGTAATTTGCTGTCTGGTCGTTAATAGGCAAATTAGTAATGTCGTTCAATTGTTGAGCCTGCAACACAGACCCAGAAACAAACGGAAATGGCGTAGTCATACCCTCAGCCTAGAACATTTTCGGCGTCTAATACACCATAGATTGCGTCATCAAGGATCAGCTCATACACAATGGTGGTGGGCGACGTGTAGTACGTAATGGTGTGGCCTCGACTGAAATTGATGACGCCTGTAATGCCTTCAATGCTGTATTCGGCTGCTACTGCGCTATTTAGCCCTGGTATTTCTTTTTCTATGCTGATGGTGTTGCCTATGTCGGCGCCAGCTGCAGCGGTGCGTTGTGCGTCGCTTAGGTTGGCAAAGAAGGCTGTGACGCTGGTAAAACGGGGTTCTGGGTCAGGCTCGAGCAGGTAGGTAGCCAGGTCTGCTATTTCGGTGGCCTCATGCAGCAAGCTGTTGGTGATGCTTAGGTTTTGTGTGAAGTATTTGGCAATGCTGGCTAGGTCGCTGTCGGTGTCGGTTGTGCCGTTTAGCCCGGTCACGACCGATCGGTTGATTACGTTGTCGGCGTCAAACTCAACTTGTATGTCAACGTATTTGGCTAATACGCCGTCGTCACCAAATGAGATTGTTGGGCTTGACAGCGTGTTGCCTATGCGGTTTTGCGTTGTCAGTACGCCGTCGGCTGCCATAAATAGTCGGCCTTGTTCGGCTTGGTTGATTTGCGTTAGGTATTGCAGGGTGTTTGTACCAGCTGGCACTGTGTAGGCAGCGGCGTGGCCCAGGTTGACTGTGCCGGTAGCCAGGCTTGTCGTGCCTGTGTAGTCAACTTCTGGCAATGCCAACACGGTTGAAATGCGTTGCCCTGGTAGTTGTGCTGTCACGTTGAGTTCATCGAGGTTGGTTTGTGCCAACAAATAGAAGTCATCGGCGCATTGCACGTTGACTGTGTTAGGGCCTGCCATTGCAAACTCATACGCATACGAAGTGACCACCCCTACGAACAAGTACACGCTGTTGCGCGACAACCGAATACGGCGCATTGGTGCCAGCCCAGGCTGATTGTTGGCTGGGTCGTAGTAGGGGCTGCTGGTGTCGTATGGGCCAAGGATGCCTGTTTCGTCACGCATGGTGAATGACATGGTGCCGGCACCAAATTGGTAGTCGGTTTTTTTGCGCCCACGGTTGTATTGCACGTCGGTAGTGAAGTCGGTGATGTCAGCAAATTGTGTTGTGCCGTCTAAGACGAATTGCGTGTTGTTAAGTACGCCTTTGGTTGCGTCGTTGAGCGTGAATGCGTCTTGCAAAAAACCTGTGTCTAGTTCGAGCAGGTAGTTGCCTGCCTGTACTACTGCGGCAGCCACGTCAGATTGCAATCTGTAGATCGAGCGGCCCTGACCTGCGGTTGTAATCAGTTAGGGCGTCAACAATCTTGTCGCCTAGTGATGCTTCTGCGACAGCTGCGTTGATGGTGATGTTGATTGGTTGGGCGCTGAACATGCCGCCGTCGCTTTGTGTTAGGCCGCCAAAGAAGTCTGCACCAATAAAGCCTGGGGTGATGTTGCCTGAGTCAATGAAACCTTGCGGGCCAAAGCTTTGTAGTGCAACGGCAGCGGCGCTTGACGCGCCGCCGCCGCCGCCGCGGGTCGCTGAAGGAGTGGCAGCGACTACCGCCGGGCCGCCTGATGGGATTGCGCCAAGTAGTGATCGCTCGAGCAGGTCGGGGCCTGCGGTGACGCCTGCTGGGCCTGTGGTGGTTGTGCCGCCGCTTGTTGTTGAGAAACTGAACTTTGGCAATACGACTTTGGGTATGAGCGGAATGTTGACGCCTGGTATGAGGTTGATGGCGGCCACGATGCCGTTAATCATGAAATTGAATGCGTTGGCTATGCCCTCAAAGACCATGATGATTGAGTTGCCCATGTACTTGAATGCGTTGATGACGCCGCCAGTCATTTTGACTAGGTATGCAAATGACGCAATGATGCCGCCAATAGCGACGACGACAATTCCCAGTGGGTTAGCGGCCATCGCAAAGTTGAATGCAATTTGTGCTGCAGTTGCGACTTTGATTGCTGTGTTAAGCACCAAGATGGCTGCTGACAATGAGCCAACCGCAATAAGCATTGCGGTCATTGCACCTGTGTTGTCTTGTGCGAATTTGGCAAATGATTGCAATTTGGGCAACAGTTGTTCAAGGATTGGCAGAAACGCTGCGCCGATGGATTCTTTGGTTTCTGCAATTGTCAGCGACAGTCGTTTCATTTGACCTTCGGCGCTGTTCGCTGCAACTGTGGCTGCGCCGCCAACGGTAAATGACAGTTCTTTCATTACCTGATCGAGTGATTCGCCTGCTTTGATGTTGTCGCGCACACTTGGCACAAGGTTGCCCAGGGCTTTCATGTTGCCGACAGCGGCCTTGCTTAGGGCGTCGGTGACCGTAGTTAGGTCTGTGCCGGTAGCTGCACTAATGTCAAGCGCCGTGTTCAGTAGGTCTTGGCTGTAGGTCAGGTCGCCTGTGGATTGCACCAGGCTGGCTAGGGCTGGCCTCAAAACGTCGTCGGCTACTGCGGCCGACATCATCGTTTTCTCAATGTAAGACTCAGCAACTTTTACGTTGGCCTCACCCGCAATTGTGTTTTTTGTAATCGCTAGGGCTAGCAATTCTTGAGCTTTGGCATCCTCAACAGCTGCTTTAGTTGCATTGCCGATTGCTAGGGCTACACCAGCCAATGCTGCTGCTGCCGGCACTGCAGCCTTCTTAAGTGCAAACTGTGCCTTTTCGCCTGACGTTTCTAGTTGCTTAAATTCTTTGATTGCTTTGTTTAGGCCTTTGCCGTCAAACTCGCTAATGATTGGGATTACTACGGCCATCAGATTGCCTTGCTAACTGTTCGCATCACGTCGTCAATAATTAGTGACACCTGGTATTCAACCTCAGTTTGATTGGCCCGGTATGCCGGCCACAACGCACGACTGGCTTTCCCGTGTCGAGCCTCAAGGCCTCGCACCATGTTGGCACCTGCAGCGGTCTGTGATTTGCTGGCAAGGTCGTAGATGGTGTTGATTGTGCCGCCCCACGCAATAGTGAAAACAGCAAGGTTGGTCATGCGGCCGTTGTACTCGCGTGGTTTTTTGCCGCTGACTTTTGCCTTAATGTTTTTGGTTGCAAGGTTTGCTTGCCACGGTAGGGCTTTGTAGCCGCTGCGTGTAGTCCACGATCGGCCCCAGCCGCTGATTGGTGGCGCTTGTGGGGTTGCACGTTTGGCTGCGTCAACTACGGGTTTGCATACAGCCTGAAAATCTCTTGTTAGTTGTCGCCTGGCTACTTTGTCCACATTGTTGAGTTCGCGTAGCGCCTGTTTGAGTCCAGCAATAGTTTCACCCTGTTTGCCAATAGTGGTGTCAACTGTGCTCATCGTTTGCCTGCTCTGCGTCGTTTCTCATCCAAGAGTAGTACCGTCGCCAGGTCTTGTGAGTCAAACTCGATGTTTGCCGGCCAGTAGCCAGTGGCAAGTAGCAGTGACGCTAGTTGTCGTCTGATTGTGCCGGTTCCGTAGGGTTTGCGGGTTCTACCTGCTCAGACTCAATCAGCTGTACAGATTCCAGCCATGTTTCGTAGTCGCGGTTGTCGCGTTTTTCTACGTGTAGGCGATGCCAGCAAAGGTATGACATGTCGTCTATGCCCATGCCTGTTGACAAGTCCTGCACACGTTTGCGTGATCGGCGTTCCCATGCAGCAAAATCAGCGAGCGTGATTTCTACGGTGTCAACCTGCGTTTTGCCTGCAAGTGTCAGGTAGGTAATCTTAAATGTCAGTTTCATGCTGCCCCCAAAAGTGAGTTGTGATTACGGTGTGACATCCTTGACCAGCGTGCCACCGGTGAAGGTCACTTCAACCTGTTGCAGTTCGCCCAAGGATGCGTTCACAACGTCAAATGACTCGACATAGCCGTTCGTGAGTTGAAATTCTGGATTAGTTGCACTAATAGTGGCGTCAACAGCTTTGACTGAGACGTAGGTTGCCGCTGCACCGACAAGGGTGTTCAGCAGGGCGTAGGTTTCTGACGATGCATACGACATCAGCATTGTCAGGGTGATGGTGCAATTGGTTAGGCCGCCGACGTAGGTGCGGTTTGTCTGACCAAAGGCTGTTGACTCAAGCGCATCTTGGGTGGTCGTGACGACCGCACTAACTACCTGATCGGTGATGGTGGTGCCGGGCGTGGTGGTGCCGATGCTAACTACTGGGTTGCTTAAGACTGTCGTTGAGGCCATAAGGGGTTAGTCCTTCCGTTTCTTGAGTTTAGTTCTAGCAGGTTTTGGTTGGTCTGTGGTGACAGTTTCGGTTGCGGCTAACTCGATTTGCCCTGAGTTAATAAGGTACTCAATCACGTTGCTGTCGGTAAAGGTCACAATGTCGCCTTTGTTGTGTCCGTTTAGACGGTGTGTGATAATGCGGTATTTCATGGTGCCACCTTTGTTGACAAGGTTAGTTCGTAAGCAGCGAAGTCTTGTGCGCCGATTTGTACGACTGTGGGGCGGCCTGACATTAGCCCTAGTTTTGCTGCCCTAATCAGGTCGGCTAAATCGAGCAGCTTGTCTAGGGCTTTGCGGTCGCCTGGGCCTACACCCAAGATTTTGATGGTGAACTGCATCTCGCTGATCACGTTGGTGTGCATGACAAATGAGGGTGCGTCAATGAGTACGCATGGGGGGTTGATGTTGCGTGGGTCGCTGCTAGACACCACTGGCAGCCCTGTGATGGCTGTTAAAAGGCTAAGCAGGTCGTTGTAGCCGTCTTTTAGTTCTGCGGCCATTAGGCGACCTGTGGTCGGTTTATGCCTAACAGACGCATGACCTCAACGAATGAGCCGCCAATTGGCCCTGATGTGGCTAGTGGATCGTAGGCCGCATACGATTCTGAAGCGCTGCCACGCATACGGTAAAGGTAGCCGCAATACATGACGGTGCCTAGTTTGACGTCAAGGCTTGGCACAGTTGACAAGCTTGAGTCAAAGTAGCCTGCCTCTTGGCGGCGTCGGTACGCAAATTGATTGCCTGCACCTACGGCCATAGTTAGCAAGTCAAAGTCGGCGCTGGGGTTGGTGACGGTAAAGCCCAACCAATCCTCGACATCGGCAACAGTCACCCAGGTGCAGGTTGGTGTGAATGTGACGGTGCCGATTGCAGGCGCCCGGTCAAAGTTGTCATCGGTGACAGCAAACGCAATTTGCAATTGGATTGGCACGTTGGTGTCGTACACGTAGTCGCCCTGGTCATCTACGCCCATAAACAAGTATTTGGGTATGGCAGTCACAACAAATGTGTTGTTTAGCGTTGTGAGTGTGCCAGTAAAACCTGACAAGGTAATGCTGTTGCCAACCTCAATTGGGTTGTTTGTGAGCGTGGCAATCACGCCTACGTTGTCGGTGATTTGCGCGTGGGTCGTTGTGTAGGTGGCCATGCCACCAACCTAATGACTAGGCGTAGGTGAAACGACGGAACTTAGTGCCGTCGATCATGAGTGTGGCGAAGTAGCCGCGGAATGAGATTTGACGGCCTAACACTTCAGGCTTGTCAATCGCAACAAGTCCGCGCTGGTTTTCGTAGATCTCAAAGCCTGCAAATGGGCCTGCAGCGCAACCTACAATGGCGGTTTTTGCAGCAAAGTTTTTGTCCACAACAAGCGTCAAGCCAAGTGGGTTGCCGTTCCAGTTTGATGCCGCATACGACGCAGATGATGCGTTAAATGGTGCAACGCTTGGGAACAGTGGTCGGTTTTGGCCGTCAACAAGACTGCCAATTTTTGCCCACATTTCAGGGTCAACGAACAAGTGCGTTGGCAACACGTTGGTTGATGCGCTAATGAGTTGTGCGGCTGTGTAAATCTCCGACAGAATCGTTGCGGCTGTTCCAGACCAGGTGCCTTGGTCTGTAGAACCTGAGTACATTTGATCGGCTGCGTAATTGTCAGTCGCGTCGGCGTACTGTCCGGCAAGGTCTTGCAGGATAATGTCAACACTGTTTGGGTCTGTCCAATCAACGTCTTGTTCAGAGACAAGCACGGTGCCACCAAAAGTCAACCGGGTGACAATGTTGCTCGACACGACCATCGTGGTTGAGCTGAGCGTTGTCAATTCAGTTGACTGTTGTGCAACTGAAGTGTGCGTGGTGATTTCTGGGCGGTTAAAGGTTTTGCCGACACCTAATGGCATTGCACGCGCACCGACGTTGCTGACCACTGGTCGCAGGTAGTTGATGTTGTTGTACACCGGGCCAACAACTGGTACTGGCAACAAGCCAGGTGTGTCGGTCGTAATGATGTCGCCTGCAGCTGCAGCAATTGGGTTGTGGAATGCTTGATGATCGGCAACCATGCGATTGACGGCTGCGAACTTTTCGCCGCCTTGCACGTATGCAGACACCCATTCCGACATAGATGGCAGACGCGATGGCGCTTTGCGTGCCTCAGCCCAGATTGGGGTTTTTGGTGCTGCGGCTGGGGTTTCTACTTGCTCGATTGGGTCAGACATGGATTTCTCGCTTTCGTTGATTTTTACCTTAGCAGCCGCGATGCTGTCAATGGTGGCACCCTCAAATGCGGGTTCAGCCACAATTGACAATTCACGCCAGGCCGCCTTGCTAATGACTAGAACGCCTGCGTCGTTGTATTCGGCGTCAATTGGGTCAACACCTACCGACACGCTGTCTAGGGCGCCGTCTTTGATTAGTTCAATGACGTCATCGCCTTGTTTGGTGGCGCTGATGCGTGCGGCGTAGCGCATTTCTTCTTCGTCATCCATGCGGGCGGTGACTATTCCAATGATTTTGTTGCCGTCGTGTTGCTCAAGTAGGCGTGGTGCTTTGCCGTCAATGGGCAGGCTGCCGGGTAGGAACATGACTTGTTCGCCGCCGCTTACTGTGGCAATGACGTTGTATGGCACTGCTACGCCTTCAATAATGCGTGAGGGTGTGTCGCCTTCAGCTGCGGCGATTGCTACTTTGCTGGTCGTTAGGTAGATCATGTTTCCAGCGTAGGTCATGGTGTTGCCTTGTTTTGTGTATTAGTCGGCTATGGGTGTGCCTGGGGTGACTGAGCTGCCAGAACCAGCCGGCGCGGGCAGCGCAACCGGCTGGCCTGACATGTCGTTGTCATACAAGTATGAGTCAACGTCAAGTTCTATGTAGCGACCGCGCGGTGTTATGTGGTTGAGTGACAGCGTTTGTTCTATGCAGTCAATGTATGGTTTGGCGCCAAATAGGTAAAGGTCTTGACGTGCCTGTTGTGCGTTTTGGTAGGTCATGCCGCTGCCTGCTGGTGCGCCAACTAGGTATGGCGGAATGTTTGCGACACGTGACAACTCAAGTGCCTGGTAGGTGCGTGCGCTTACCAGTTCCATTTTGCTTGGGTCAATGTTTGATTCCTTCCACTCAACGTATTCGTTCAGAGCAG